GTCGAGTAAGTCTTTTACATTAAGAAACTCATCTGCAATTTGTTGTTTAATCTTATCACTAACTTGGACTGAATCCAAGTCTAGTTCTACTGTGTGTGAGTCTGGATCGTAAACAATAGATTCATTTACGACATCATCAATAGCATTCTCGCACTCGGGCTGCATAGCCATCTTACGATAACGCGTAACGAGTTCGCCTTCTGTTTTGGATGATTGTTCAAGATCGATGTATTGTCCGTAAGCGCCACCTTCTGCGACGACTACGGCACCATCATCTTCTTGACGTGCGACGAAAGAGCCTTGATCTTCAACTCCCTTTCTTTTGATTTCAAAACCGAATAGTTCTGCCATTGATTACCTCATGTTATAAATGTATTTAGGCTCCCCTGAGAGAGCCTAAATTCAAAGTTGGTTTAATTACCGCCAGCGTTTCCAGTTGAACCACCAGTTACTTCCCACCAGTCGTACTGGAAGGTTACCTGGAATTCTTGGATAACATCTGTAGCGTTCCAATCAACTTCCATTTCTGTAATGTTGACTGGGAATATACCATTAAATGTATATTCTCTTACTGGTACGCCAGTTTTACTAAACTGGGTGACCTGTGCCTGAGACTTGTATGATAAGTCAGAAGCGCTTCCGAATCCTCTAACGTTGCCAAGATGAGAATTAATATTCTGCATCCATTCTTCCATTGAGTTTCTGATCAAGAAGTCTTCATCGTTCATTACTGTGATGTTCCATTCTGCGAATGTTCTATCACCTGCAATCTTAGTCTTTCTTCCGAAGTATGGTACTTCGATAAAACCTAAAGTTGCTGCCGGTACTTGCGACGCTCTCACTAGGAAAGGTGTCTTTAAGTCGCCAGCGCTATTAGCAGGGTTAGTAATGTTACACTGAAACAGGGTAGGTCTAGCACCACCAAGAGTTAGCTGCGATCTAATTTCATTAATATTAAAAGCCATTTGATACTCCTATTAGTATTTAGTCCTAAAACTGACCTACGATTTCAGAAAATTCAACTCCACTTCGTACTGCTACGAAGTTTAATTGGATAAAGTTAATTGATTTAGCAGGTTTGATGTAAATATCTCCAACAAATCTGTTACCATCTATCACTTCGCCAGTGTTGTTTGTTTCGTCACAAACTACTTTGAAGTCCTGAATTCCTCTACGTCCTTGAACATCTCTTAAGAAAGGTTCAACAAGGTTTTTGAATTGTGATCTTGTGAATGAATCGTTGAACTCAAACAATGTAAACTTAGAAGCAGTTGATATCGCTTTTTCAAGAACGATAAACAATCTTCTTACATTGATTCTGTCGAATGCACTCGGCTTACCTAGCAATGTCTTATCACCAAATAGTACTGTTCCCTGTCCTGGGAATGTAACAATCGGGTTAACGTCAGCTTGATAAAGAATATCTCTATCAGCTTTCTTAGGATTGAAAGGTAGCTTGATAATGTTTTTAACTTGTCCTCTATTGAAACCAGCTGGAGAGAACCATGCGTCTCTTAGCTCATCAGTCTTAACTGCGAGTCCTGCTACGTCTCCATTTAAAGGTACGTATGTATAAACATCATTGTATTTGTCGTAAGCATATTTGTAACCACTGTCAAGGAATGCATAAGATGAATTACTTAAGCTATTTCTGAAAGTAATAATGTCGTCTGCTTCACCGCCAGCGTTGTTAACCACATCAGCCCTTTCAGGTGAAATGAATACAACACAGTCTTTTCTTGTTTCTGCAATGTTATCGACAATGTACTTACCTAAACCTTCACCGTTAGTTCCACCTACTGATTTACCAGTTAGGATTAAACTTACGTCAACATCTTCAGCAGACTTATACATATCGTATCCGCCTGTAAGTGTTGCTAGTGATATTGCTGATTCGTTAGCTGAATCTGCACCTAATTTCAATGAATCATATACAGCATTGTCAGTAGCAAGTGCTGCTGATGTAGAAGCTGTTGTGTTAGCTGCTAAACCATAAGCATTTTTAGCCCAGACATAGTTTGATGATGCATCAATAACATTGATCCACCAGTTTGACTCACCTGATTCTGTTTTTGAATCTGTTGCTCTTGAAAGACCTTCAAATACTTCTAGTACTTGGTCAGGTGTTCCAGTGATTGATCCGTCTTGATCTTTGATTACTACATGGATCTCATCTCCAACACCACCTCTGGCAGAGGCATATGCTGATGTTCCTGGTGCTGATCTTACTAAATCATAGTAGCCCCAGTATCTTGAGTACCCTAGACCAGAAATATTAACTGCTCCAGTGTAGTTTTCTTTGAATGATAGTGTGCTAGAATTAGCTGCTGTGACTGTTAAGAAATGTACGCCCACACCTGATGATGTGTTGCCTACTTTAATTTTGTCTCCAACTGCTACGAGACCGGAACCACCGCCCCCTATCTGATCTGCTGTTGATGTTGTTCCTGAATTCGCACCAGCTGTTATAGAAATAGTACCACCGGACGCTTCAACGTAATCGTTTGCAGATCTACATACAGAAACCTGTAAGCTGTTTCCAAGCGCACCTGGATACTTAGCTACAAAGTGGTCTGCACTTGTAAGTGATACTGTGTCGATTGCGTCTTCATTGCTGACAACAACTGCTGAAGCACTACCATTTGATACGGCGTTCTTAGCGTTTGCGTCTACAACTCTAGTCACATATAGTTTATTTCCATACGCTAAAAAGTTAGCGGCTGTAAAAAAAGTTTCTGGATTAAATCCAGTTTGTGGCTTTCCAAATCGGTTCGCTAGTGATTCCTCGCTGTCTAATAAGACACGAGTGTTCGCTGGACCCCATTTAAAAACACCTGCTAAGGCACCTTCCGTAGTAGAAACCGCTGGAACAACAGTGGTTAAATCGATTTCCGATACGTTTACGCCTGGACTGACCTGAAATGGCATTTTATTCTCCTTTCATTTATGGTAGATTATAAGCTCTGTTATATTTATAATTCTAAGTATTAGAAGAGTGATCCTTCTTCGTAATCTAACTCTTCCCACGTTATCATTTCGCCACCTTTGAATTCATCATTGTCGGTGGAGACATTTGTAACTGCCCCACTATCTATAAACCCGAAAGGGGTGAGCTCATCTTCTATCGCTTGTTCGTTCTGTGCATATAGATTCTTTCTAATATCTATATCCGTTAATTGTTTAAAGTAGTCCTGACCAGTTAACCATGAGAATAGCACTAAGCATATCACAAGGTCATCTGTCATTCCTTCTTCGGCCTCATAACTAGTTCCTCTTTTGTTTGCTACAAATGTAGTCAACTCAGAGAGTACATCAAAGTCAGAAATAATTAGTTGATCATTCTCTAAAATAGTCTTAAGAGATGAACATC